CCTTGATCTGCTCCACCAGATATTTGTGGAATCATATTTGTTGGATCTTGAGCAACAGTAGCTTTAGAAACAGGAGGTCTTAAACCTTCATACATTCTTGATATAGGTCTACTTGGTCCCATAGGGGATCAAACTCCATATTTCATTTTGTCCATTCCACCCATAGGGTTAAAACCTGTTTGCATTCCAGCTCCACCAATACCTCTAGCTAATTGTCCCCCGCCATAAGTTAATAGACCTTGTTTCAAAGCATCGCTGATGCTTCCTCTTTTATCAAATCTACCTATACCTCTCATTAAACCTGCAATACCAGGATTAAAAGGTGCAACAAATGGTGCAGCTTTAGCTGCAATATCTGCTAATTCATTTGGGATTATTTTTCTAACTCTTTCTTTAACCCAACTACCAAGACCATAGCCTTGTCTAGCATTAGTAATCCCACCGGTAGCTTGTAATTGTCTACGCATATGCGCTCTTGTTATCATAAATTTTATCCGTTAATTTTAAAGCAGGGATTGTACCTGAGTTTATATTATTACTTGTTTTCTACAAGTAAATCAAGCTTATGTTACAGCTCTCGGCTTAATTTCTAAAGCTGAAAGTACAACATGAAGTCTATTTGCAGTAGCTGCAGTCACCTTAATTACTTCGCTCTCTTTAGCGATTAGAGGTGCTGATAGCAGTTCTGAGGTAGCATTGGCCGATATAGCTTTAGTCTTAAAAAGACTGAAAACAGCGTCATCGGTATCGGTTATTGTAATTGTTATTGTATCTGCATTTCCTGAATCTTCAGATACCAGAATAGATTTAATAACAGCAGTAGAATAAGCAGGCACTGTATACAAAGTTGTAGCTGATGTGCTTGTTAAATCTGCTTTTTTATTTACGAAACTATTTGCCATTATGCTATGCTAAAAAGAAAGCCTCCGATTCTGATTCATCTTTTAAATCTTGTTGAAAAGATGTATTTAATTTTGTAACAATACTATCAACATCTCTAACAAATGATTGTTGAATTCGTTGATCATATTCTCTAACGGGTTGTGTTAATGATTGTACAATTCTAGCCATTATCTTCTTCCATCCGGTTGTATATCTAATCTAAAAGTACCTAATTTCCAGTGCTGAGTTGTACTAGTGTTATCTACTTTTAAAGATATAGCACGAGCTCTGGCACGAGTATCTATTTTATCTGTACTTGTGGTTGTAGTAAAAGGTCCAAGTGAAGAACTAGCCTGTGAATCTGTTGGATAATTTTTTAAGTTTAATGTCACTCTTGCATCTCCAGTTTGTTGTAAAAAGTCAGGAAGCACTCTTCTAATTTTCATCATGTATTCTCCGTCTCCCCTTAAATCTGCGCCACCTTGCTGAGTGCTGATATATCAAAATCCCCTGATTCAATGCTTGCAGCAATAGCAGTAGATGTCCCTGCTTTAATTTGATTCACTCCTGTTTCATGTTCATAGTAAATTGTAACACCATCAGTATTTCCAACGGTTGAATCACTTGTAGCATCAGAGTCGTATTCTGTTGCATGTGGTTTTCCAAATATATGTGAATCAGACCATGTTGATCTAGCTAAAGAACTTGTAGTCCATACTGGTCGCTCTGGTGTTGAATCCATATAATTATAAGTCACTGCTCTATTGTTAGATGCAGCACCACTTCCAGGATAGAACCAAGTTACTTCACCAAATAGATTGTTTAATCCTGCGTAAATATGTTGTCTTGGAACTGTATTAATATCATCATAAACATAGTCTTCAACTAAACATGGTAATGAATCTAGCTTACCAGTGTATCTGAAGAAACCATTCTCTGACATCCAGTATGCAGAACCATCCACTTCGACAGCTGCATTCTTTCCAATCAATCCACAGTTAGTTCCAACTTGTTGAAATGAAAATACGAAAGGTGCACCCACAAATCTCATTATAAAAAGAGCGGTGTCTGTCCATACGTAAATTGCATCCCGACCTCTAATCGCTGCTACAACTCTTGTACCATCGGCTAGTCTTTGTGTACCTGCGGTATTGGTTGCTGTGGGCGCCCAAGTCGTTAAGTCCTCTTGATCAGACCAACGGATATACATATCATCTTGTGTGGATGTTGTACCAATCGTTGTCTCTGTACCAAAAGCGACTAAGTGCCGATCCGGTGTAGATACTAAAGTTTGTGTTGTTGCTGTTGGAGCACCTGATATAGCCGTTGCTCGTGTTGATGTTGCTCCTGCTGCATTGGCATCCCATTCAAAGGTAGAACCATCCACAATCGTTGCAATCAATTTGTTTCCAAAATTATCTAAGTGCCATAAACCTGGAGCCGTTACAATATCTCCTGTTTGTGATGCACCCCATTTTGTATAATCTGAGGCATCATAAACCGTAACTGCATCCGAGTGAGAAGCTGCTGTTGTATTATCCGCTGCTCTAGTAATTCCTGATATGGTATTCGTTCCTGTTGTGTTTGTAGAATAAGTTACACGCTCACTGTCAATTAAAAGCGTTCCGGTTGCAGGAAAAGAGGCTGAATCCGACAACACAAGACTTGTGTCATCAGCGTCAATCGCACCGTTTAAAGTGGCTGTTAATTCTCCAGCGACATTACCACCCCATAAACCTAAACCCCAACCAGCAGCTGATGCTTCAACCGCAGGTCCTATAGAATAAAAATGTTTGACTCTTACGCCTCCGGATGTGGATGCTCCTGATCCACTTTCGACTGATCCCATTTCAACGGTGATTGTTGTGGAGGTTGGCACGGTGGTAACCATGAAATTCGTATCATCAAAATCATCATCATCATCTCTAAAACCTTTTAACTCCTTCCAACTTTCAAAGTCCTCTCTTTCGAGTATTGTTTTTTCTCGCTTATTCAACGCAATTGGTATCAGATGGGAAATTGTGTATCCAATGACAAGTATGTTAATTGTATTCAGAATCTTTGCTAATGTTTGGCTTGGTGAAAGTTCATCAGTTAATGTAATATCTTGTTCATCAAACAGTTCAAAAGCCTGTATGTATGCATTTACTGAAGAAACTAATCCAATTGCAAAAAAAGCTAGCATTGCGGTACGGACAAATCTGGATATATGTGGACGCGTGTAACTAAACTTTTGAGTTTGTATCCAGCTAGAAAACTTGCGGTATACAGTTACTATGATTATCAAACCAACCACTAGGACGACTAACGCCATCTGTAGTGAAACTGAAGATGCTATCAGCTGTGAAACCGTCTCAAACTGCCCTGCCGAAAATTCACTAAGCTCCTCTACCATCTTCCCTGTTCACTAATCAAAAATTAGGCTGAATGTCAAAATTATTCCAATCAGTCAGTAGTTATTTAAGCACCAATCAAAATTTTTTATAAATTTACATGCCTAAAAAAGAAAAGTTCGTGCCTATTTTGCCATATTTTGCCAAGATTTAACAATGTTATGTGATAAAATAAGTAATGACAGAACAGCAAGCACTTTGGTCAGTAGACGAAACCACCTCGATCAAGTCCTACACACTGGGAAATTTTCGTACAATTCCACAAATTCAGCAAATGTCAGAGGAAACACAGTTTGAAATGGAAGTTGTTGGCAACGTACTTCCTTTTAAGACGAACAATTATGTCGTTGAGCAGCTTATTGACTGGGATAACGTTCCAAATGATCCTATGTACGTTCTAACATTTCCTCAGAAAGGCATGTTGATTCCTGAGCATTATGATAAGATGGCAAGCACTTTGAGAAGTGGGGCAGATAAAAAAGAAATTGCACGTGTTGCAAACGACATTCGCTTGCAATTAAATCCTCACCCAGCTGGCCAGATGGAACTGAACGTTCCACAATTAAAAGATGGAACAAAACTTTATGGAATGCAGCACAAATATGATGAAACTTGCCTCTTCTTCCCAAGTCAGAGTCAGACATGCCATGCTTACTGCACCTTCTGTTTTCGATGGCCACAGTTTGTTGGCATGGACGAGATGAAATTTGCAATGCGAGAGGGTGAGCAATTAGTACAGTATCTAAAGGAGCATCCAGAAATAACGGATGTTTTGTTTACTGGTGGGGATCCTATGATTATGAAGGCTAGCATGTTTTCTGTTTATACCGACGCCTTGCTTGACGCCAAACTACCTAACCTTAAGACAATTAGAATTGGGACTAAGGCTATCTCTTACTGGCCCTACAAATTTTTAACCGATTCTGACGCTGATGAAACTCTGAAAAATTTTGAAAAAATAGTAAAAAGCGGAACACACCTAGCGATAATGGCTCACTTTAATCATCTTGTTGAGCTTTCAACGGATCCAATAAAAGAAGCAATCAAACGCATAAGAAAAACTGGTGCACAAATCAGAACTCAATCTCCGCTATTGGCTCACATAAATGATGATTCAAGTATGTGGGCGAAGATGTGGCAAAAACAGGTTTCTTTGGGTTGTATACCATACTACATGTTTGTTGTTAGAGATACAGGAGCTCAACATTACTTTGGAGTACCTCTAGTAAAGGCAGAAAAGATCTTTCGGTCTGCATTTAGACAAGTTAGTGGTCTGGCAAGAACCGTTAGAGGACCAAGCATGTCAGCTACTCCAGGTAAGGTGCACGTTCTTGGCGTGTCGGAGATTAATGGACAGAAAGTAATTGTGTTACAATTGTTACAAGGAAGAGAATCAGAATGGGTAGGCATTCCATTCTTTGCAAAATATGATGAAAATGCAATATGGCTTGATGATTTAGAGCCTGCCTTTGGGGAAAAGTTCTTCTTTGATGATGAGTTTAAAGCAAAATACAAACACTAGTTTCAGTCAATCTCTCTCTGTAAATACTGACCGAAGCTTTTAGTACATGGTTTATAAAGACTAACAAATTTAGATCTTAGAAAGTGATAAAATGGTAAAAACCAAAAAGCAGGATTTAAAAGAAAAATGTCCTAGATGTGTTAAAGGCACACTAGTAACTGATCACGAATCAGGAGAAATGTTCTGCTCAAAATGTGGTTTTGTAATATCTGAAAAGCTGCAGGAAGCAGGACCTGAATGGAGATCCTTTACTCAGGATGAACATGGTGATAGAGCTAGAGCTGGAGCTCCTACATCGCTTACAATGCATGACATGGGACTTGCAACAATTATTAATCCTACTAACAAAGACGCATCTGGAAAGCCTCTAACTTCCACAATGAAAAGTACAATTGAGAGACTTCGAACTTGGGATAGTAGAAGCCAAGTTCATGAACCAGTAGATCGAAACTTTAGGCAGGCATTCAGTGAACTAAACAGATTGAAAGACAAACTTGCTATATCAGACGCAGTAATAGAAAAAGCAGCATACATTTACAGAAAAGCACTGGACAAAGGATTAGTTAGAGGAAGATCGATCTCTGCCTTAATGGCATCAGCATTATATGCTGCTTGTAGAGATACCGAAACCCCAAGAAATCTGAAAGATGTAGAAAATGCTGCAAACATAAAACGAAAAGACATTGCAAGATGTTACAGACTTCTTATAAAAGAATTAGATCTAAAGTTGCCAGTTACGGACTCTGTTCAATGTGTGGCACGCATAGCAAGCCAAATTGGAATACAGGAAAAAACAAAGAGGCATGCAATTAAGGTCTTAAGACTTGCACAAAAAAATGAAATATCTGCAGGAAAGGATCCTATGGGACTTGCAGCAGCTGCATTATACCTCGCATGTGTCAAAAACGGTGAAGATAAAACACAAAGAGACATTGCAGAAGCAGCCAATGTTACAGAAGTAACTATCAGAAACCGCTACAAGGGATTAAAGGATTCTGAATAATTTTTTTTATTTTTTTTCACTAACATAACCACCACTCTGGCTTTCTGGAGGCGGAATTTTTTTTGCGCCACCTAAGCCAATCGTGGTAATAATAACAGATGTTATGACAACGAAAAAGATGATTTGTGGATATGCCTCTGCATTCGGGAGTCCCATAGACAGTGGAAATGTAGCCAACACTGCGGCTGCCAGCCCACGCGGAATCATAACAGATGTTACCTTTTTGTCAAGCTTGGAAAAACCTC